ATGTGAGGAGGGGGTGTGATTTTGACGACCCCCTCCCTATCCTTTAGATGTATTAGGCACTAGTGTGCTCTGTATCTTGTGTTTGTTTTGCTACTTTCTTGTAAACATTGAGAATGTCATACTTAATGATCTCATCAATTGCTCTTTCAATCTCTTCATTTACTTCTTTGTCTGTCATTTCATCTGAAATGTTTGCAAATCGAGCTAAACGAGAACAAGAATTGTAACCTTTTTCTACATCAAACAGAAACCAAGAAGTAAACTGTTCAAATGGATCAAAAGGATTGTCAATTGTTGTTAACATAAATTCGTTTTCCATAATCAATTTACTCCTTTCAAATATTTAGATACTACTGATGTAGGAAGTCCAAGTTTGTTAGCGATTTCGCTTGTTGTATAATTAGAAGCACTTAAAGATTTAATTCTATTTATCTTAGCTTGGGACAGACTTGATGTAGAGCGAGGTGTTGCTCTTTCTCTAAGATTGTCAACGTCTGTATTATTAAGTATTTTCTTAAGATAATTCTCACTTATAGCACCAGCTTGGATAGCTTCCCATTCACGATCTGTTATTTTTATAGAACGATCGCGTCTAGAAATAGAACCAACTGAATTTCTATATTTAGTTAGAGCTTGTTGGCTAACTTTCTTTATATCGTCAGGCTTCATATCCGGATTAGCCTTTTTTTTAGCATTTATTTCTGCATTTGCTCTGAGCTGAGCCTGTCTCTCACGAGGCGCATTTAATAATGCCTCATTAAGCTTATCCATAAGGGAGCCTACTTCTTTATTATATGTAACCTTAGCAGTAGAAGAATATGCTATCTTGCCAGTAGTGGCGGCTTCTTTACGAGCTTTGTTAGCTAGGGATTTCATTTTATTTGCATAGTCAGCATAAGCTCTTTCCATTGGGGTGTCCGCATCAGAAATAAGAGTGCGAGCATCATTAGTCTCCGCCATACGGGTACTCTTCTGCATCCTATATTTAGTTACAGTTGCAGCCTCTCCGGTACGCTTATTTATTTTAGGTACCGTATAGGATACATCGTCAGCCACCTTATATATGAGGGAGCCTTCTGGCTTAGTTGGGTCATACCAATCCTTACCCTTAATATTTACAAGAGGACTGCCCTGTCTCTTTAATACAGACGTCTCTCCTTTACTTCTGGACAGTAGAGTGGATGCGCCACCAACATGCTCCTTACCATTAGAGTCAATATAGCTTTGGTATTTTTTCTTAAGAGAAGCTATACCATTATCTATTTCACTCTGTTTATAGTCGAGCTTATGTTTCTCAGCATCAATAACTACCATACTATGGCGTACCGCTCTTGCTAATTCGTCCTGGGTTGCGCCCTTCAGAGTCATATCTGTAATAAGATTAGATACAATGCCCATCTGAGTTCCGGTATTTTTCATGTACTTCATACCTTTACGCTCAGGATATGCAGTCTTAGGATCAAATCCTTCAAGACCTTTAAGCGGAGGAGTAGAAGTTATTTTTACTTTACCAGCTTTATCATGTGTAGGAATACACATAACAGTATCGCCATCGAAATCAGCACCAGATAACCGTTCAGCTACCTTGCTATTTATACCGACAGCATCAATAACATTAGTTCCTAATAATTTTTTAGCAGCTGCTTGTTTATTGTTAACTGTTAATATGGGTATCTCAAATGTTCCTCCATGCGGATATCGAATAAGCGCAAGCTTAGTTCCATTTTCATAGTTAGGAGCATATACTTCGTTATCCTTCATTGAAGTGACTGGTATAATTACATGATATTTTTGTCCAGGTAATGCGGCAGCCTGTAAATGGACAGCAGCGGAATCACACTCATCTGCAAATTTGTTAAGTAAATGTTTCTTTACTGTAGGATTTGTAAGTGATCGCAACTCATCATATTCGTCCGTCTTATCAGCGATAGCTAAATTAAGTTGTTTTTTAGCCATACTCAAAGATTGCTTAGATAAGAACTGAGACGGTAATTTATCCTGCCACTCATCCCAGTCACCTTCATCAGCCCTTTTATTAATAAGCGACAACTGTTTCTTACCATTTTTATCAATGTAATAACTCTGTCCGCCTGCTTTAATAAGGGAACCGAAAGGATTATCGGGGTCATCTTTAATATTTTTTAAGACATCCATTTTAGCGACGTCTTTTGATTTGTTGGTATTAAATATGACATCGACACCGTCAGGCATGTCGTCAGAATATACAGCCATACCTTTTATGTATTTCTTGCCGTCTACTAAGATTCGAACCTGCGAATAATGTGAATCGCCTAAAGATAAGTCCTCGACTCCTCTTCTAAGTTCAACAATACCATCTTTATCGATTCCGCCATCTTCTTTATAGCGAATCATTAGACGTTTCGAATCCATACTTTTAGGATATACAAATTTGTCAAAAGTCTTTCCATCATCATGAGATATATATCCATCTTCATTTAAGGCATGAACTTTATCGAAATTATATATTTCTTTATGTTCTGTTCCGGGAAGACAAATAACTCTCTGATTTGTTTGCTGACCTTTATTTGTAACTTGAGGAATGCCGCCTTTATAAATCGGATATCCTTCGCTTTCAAGTATAGCTAATGCTTGATTGAGTTTTTCTTTAGAAATATTAAGTTCGCGCTCAACACCTGTACCGACGTCAATCATGCCTTTTTTCTCAATTTGTTCTCGAATGAAATCGGCTGTGTCTTTAGCTTGATACATTCTATTTTTTGCTTTTTCGTCAAACCATCCGCGAACTGTAGACTCGTTAATATGACTTCCGGTTTCCTCTGACATTTTTCTAGCAATCTCAGTAGGACTAAGTCCATCTTTCCTCAAAGATTCAGCTCTTGCTACTTGAAGCATTCGGCGCTGATCCTTTGCTAAACCTTTTTGTGCACGATATTGAGTTGTGGTTAAACCGAATTCATTTTTAATATTTTCGGGAGTTTCCGACCATCCAGATTTTTTTAATTCTTCTATACGGCCAAGAAAATCACCACTGCGCTGGTAAGGATTATCTCCGGACCCCCAAGGATAACGACCACTACGACGAGGCATGCCGTAATGTTCTAATGAATCTTTATCAGAGCCACTTCCATAGTAGGACATAATTTCTTCAGCAACTGAATTCATGGTTTAAACCTCCTCATTATCAAATTTTTCGAGCATTTTATTAAGATGCACAATCTTATCCATTATTGGAGCTATATCTTCAACCGTAGGATTGTGATAAAGAATTTCATCGTTTTGGTAAATACGCAATTCTATATCAATATCGCTAGGTTTGACTTTATACTCCAAACAAAAAAGAGCAGCATATATTTCAAGCTGCTCCATGTGGACTGGTGTTTTTCCTGTTTTTAAATCGTGTATTCTAAGAACGCCATTTCTAAAGCATATGGCATCGGCAGTTCCGAAGAATCTATCAGAATAATATAGAACTACTTCTGTGCTCATTCTGAAACCGATAGCATCATTAACATATGCATAAATGGTTTTCTTAGATTTAGGTTGTTTTATTCCTAAGTCAATAGTTTCTTTAGCCCATGCGTGCAATCTAGTGCCCATCTCTTTTGCTTTAAGATTGTTATATACTTCAAGAGCTTTTCTATCGTCATATCTCAACCAAGCTGATTGACTAGCACCAAATGGAGCATGGAGTCCTTCAAGATTTAAATGCTTTGTGAAGATCATTTAGTACCTCCTCTTTATTCTCGGGATAAATGAATCGCGAAAATGACATACCATTTAGTTTTTCAACATAATGATCTTGATTAGGTTGTCTTCTAGCATTTGCGTTCTTTTTGCATTCCAACATCGCCCACTTGTCTTTATAAAGAACTATTAAGTCCGGAACTCCCTGAATATAACTTGAATCGTTCTTCATAACCATGCAGCCAGGAAACATGTTTTTTATCTCTTTAATAAGAGAGGCTTGAAATTTGTTCTCTAACATTTAGTGGGTCTCCTTTCTCAAAAACAAAAGAGAAAAGGTTAACGCAAAAATGGCGTTTTTATTCTTCTCTCTCATAAAAGGGCATGTTTTTTTCGCGAATCATAAAATGGTTATTTTTAAGTAGTTAGTAGATACCAAAGCTGTTTATAAAAATCATTTTTAACATTGGGATCGATGCGTGATATTTTCTTAGAGTTTCCATGGTAAAGAATATGCTCACCAGTTGTATATTCTATTTCTATAACAGGGTATTCTACTGGGTGAAATACCTTGATGTTGCTCGATAGCTCCGGGTACTCCTCTTTAAAAGTATCAAACACAATATGCCATGGATTCTTTGTATCTCTGTAACCCATATATTCATCTCCTTTATTAATCAAATCCAACAAGATCAGAAACGTCACAACCTAATGCTCTTGCAAGCTTGTCAATGGCAAAAGCAGTAGGTATTTTTTTTCTATGTATATAACCGCTTATACTCGCATGCGAAATTCCGGACGCTTCCGAAAGACGCGTTTGATCAAAACCTCTTAGTGCCATTTGATCTATCAGTCTGTTAGTAAATTCTCGTTTCCAACTATCCTCACTTCCATCATATTCTTTAACAATACGAATAGTGTTCATTCGATAGTTGTAATCCCATTCAGAACCATCGTTTAATTTAACTCTTATCCCATGGTCGCCTCTTGGTGTCCAAGATTCCATATCGTCCGCATGTGCAGGAAAAAACATCTTAAAAGTGTGTAATACTAAATCATAATATTCGTTGTCCATAAATTGCTCCTTTTTATTTTTTTGTCCAACAATAAATACGTTCTGCCCACTTTGGTCAAAAAAAGTGGGTTTTTAACTCCCTATCTGTTTTTTTTACTTTAGTGAAAAATTCACATAGCTAGTTAAAATAGGGGTAAAATCCGGGATTTGGCCAGAAAATGGGCAAAAATAGCCCAAAAATGATTTTTTGTCCGACAATAATTCATCAAGCTCTAAAAACTCTCTTCTATTTTTTGTCCGACAATAATTCAATTTGATTTTTTGTCCGACAATAATTCATCAAATTTTCTTCAAATTGTACGTCATTTTAAGCCCCATTTCGAAGATCTCGGTGTATGTCATTCCTTTTTCATTAACCAAAAAGTCAAGTTTTGCAGCGTCCGTACCGTCAACTCTAACGCTAATTTTCTTTTTCTTAGCATCTTCTTTTATGGGTCTACCTCTCTTTTTTAAGTTTTCCAAAATATAATCTCACCACCCTACACAGACAGAAAAATAAGAGAGTCAGCAGTTTACGCTAACCCTCCTTTTCTCCTATCTATAGATCTTACCGGTCTTCTTATCTTCAAGAACAATCCGATTCTTAACATCGAATCCGGCCTGGTCGCATATGTAGAATATAGTATCGAGAAGTTTATGGAATTTTTCATCCGTCTTGTCGACATGCTTTATAGCTATGTACGCCGTAGGATCAAAACATCCAGAAGCATTCCTACGAAGATCTCTATCTTCCTGGTCCATTTTTTCGCACTCTGATAAAAGAGCCCCTACAAGCTCGCTCCAAGTCATATGTTCAAGGTCTTCTCTATTAAATTGTGTCACTTTCATTTTTCTTCTCCTTCTCCTTCTTCATCTTCCCAGAACTCTTTAAATCTTTGATAACATTTTTCTGACATGTAATATGTAGTGATCCCCCAATCATCTGTAAAAATCACTTGCTCATCGTTAGCAAGCTGCTTCAATTCCGCATCCGTAAACAAAACAAAAGTTTTCATATAATTATTCCTCATTGCTCTGTTCCTCTAAGTTAAAATAATCGGCTCTCGGACCAATGAATTTAACGTTTTCTATTGGCATAAAACTCCGGTAACCATTCTTCTCGAAAAAGAACATACAGATAGATTTATCACATCCGTAATTAGTTACGTTCTTTATCGCTTTTCCAGAGTTACCATCTTTGTAAACAATCCATAATTCAACTAGATTCATTTTTTCTTCCCCTTTCAAAATTCAAAAGAAATAGGAGACCCAGATTTCTCCAAGTCTCCTAAACTTTTATTTATCGCTTTGACAAATGCCTTTCACAACACCGTACACAAAGCAAATCGGCCCACTGATCGTCATCCATGTGAAAAACTCGATTTTCATAGCCAAAGATTCATCTTTTACTACATCCATCAGGTCTTTTCTACAAAGTGCGACCGTAAATGCTCCAATAGCTAAATATACAACAATTGCGATTAACATAATTATCCGCTCCTTTCATTAGAGGAGCTGTTTATTTCGCGGCATTCACACTCGTAAAAGCAATCATCGCCCCAGATATGAATATCAAATGCACGAGCTAGAAATATACGATATTGACATATTTCACAAGGACAAGTAGATTTGTCGCTCATTCGTCCTTACCTCCCGTAATCAACTCACTATACGGCAGCCCCTCGATCCAATCGCAAAGCGTATGCCATTCGTCCAACTTATGATTCTTACGAGACTTATAAATATTCGCCAGAACCTCGTAGTTCAGCATGACAGTTCGGCGCTGGTTGTAAGAAGTTGGTAACAGCTGGATCATCTGCCACCAATACTCTTTTTTCACTTCAGGATTGGTGTCTACGTTATACTGGTCTCGATACCCATTCAGAATATCAATGGTGGACTCCAGATTCTTTTTTGCAGTAGGAAGAAGATGCTCACAACTAAAATCCTCTAGCGTAAATTCCTTCGCATGAATCTTGTGCATAGTTGAGCAAGAGTTTGCAACAGTGCCGACTTTATATGTATCGAATTCCTTCCACCAATAAAGCGGAGCAGTGACGTCCAAATATACGGCAATCATCCGCATGAACTTACGATGGTCTGTACCGGCGTTGCGAAGACGAGTCATGAGGTCAAGGTCGTTGACGCCCACGCAATAGTCAACGCACAAGTCGCAATTCATAGGATTATGGCATTCTCCGCACTCGCACTTGTCGTAGCAGACGCCACTATCACTCTTCTCCCAAGAATTCATCGGATTCCGCATGCCTCTGATGGCCGCTTCCCAGCCCATGACTTCGGTGTTTTCGATTTTAATCATCAATACTACCTCCAAACCGCAAGCCAAGTTCAATGGCACAGAGAGCGTCTTGAATTTTAACGCCATGTCTTTCCGCTATTTTTGACGCAATATCTGTAAGCTCGTCTACGTCAATCGCGAATCCACTGCATTCTTCAGAAGTCAGATCGGCAGGGCAATGATAAGATGTTCCGCATACTTTACATCTGATATCCATTTATTTCACCTCAATTTACTAACAATCTTTAACATAATAAATAATTTTACTAGTCCAAAAACTACTGATATCCACGTAGGTGCTAATACCCACAACCATGACCAAGTTATTTTGCCTAGTAGCTTCAGTACAATAAACACTAGTGTTAGTAGATTAGCAATACAAATACCTCCGTGGGCGTTTGCGCCATCAAATGAATCTCTCATTTCTCTTCTCCTTCCTTATTCAAACGGAACTTGTTCAACATCTCCGCCTTGAACCGTTACTGACTGCATGACACATTTCTTTTCCTCGTCCCAATATAAAGTATCAAGAATATGGTCAATGTCGTCCTGAATATTTTTATCTGTCATACGCATGACCTCGTACCCTTCGAGACCAACGCGACTCCTCAGCTTTTGCATCACAGAAGCAGACCAGCGTCTGAATTTGCGAGCTTCCAGGCGTCGGCTTGCAAAGAGAGCTTCGTAGATTCCGAGTTCATTTATGGCAAGCATATAAACCGTGCTACTAGATTTCACGACGTCATTTGAAACGGTATCGTCATTTTTATTGCCATATCTTGACGGACGAATACTCTCACGATCTATTTCGACAGGCACTCGTTCAAGCATGCTCGGATCTAATCTTTGCGATACAGCAGCCGTCCGTAATTTCAATGCATCGCAAATATCCTTCAGGATAGCCCACCATTCGCCGTTAATCTCAACGAAGCGGATATCATACCCGCACCAATTTTCAGTTCTCATTTCTCTTCTCCCTCCTTATCAACGATCGATCTGAACTTAACTGATAAAGATGTTAAATTATCAATAATTTGTTCTATAAAGCGTTTTTGCTCAACATATTCCGGCAACCACTTTTTGAATATATTATAGTAGTTACCTTTGTTACCAAGAGCTTTCTTACTAATAGCCATCGCTAAGCCTTTTTCCGGATCATAATTTTCATCCGAAGATTTCACGACAGTCTTCGATCCGTCATCCCAAAGAACAATAGTAGCTGGAGTATTGAATATAACTTTCTTAATCCCCGGAATAACAAGTTTATCGGCTTTAACCGTGCCGATGTTATTATAGTTAAGTTCTTCGAGTGTTAAATTTTTATTAGTTACAATACCAGTATTTATAAATGCATTAGTGCTATAGTCGTACTCAATGAGCTTGTACCAATTTCTCCAATCTCCGTTATCCATTTTTCTTCTCCTTTTCTCCATAAAAGATTTACTTAAAGTTTTTATAGTCGTCCGTAATCGATTTGTAGAACGGGATAAACTCAGGGACGATACGCTGAACATATCCGTTTTCATTTACATAAACAGTAAGAATCCAACCGCCCAGGTGTACAGATATACCTTTACCTCTAGTAAAAGGCGTCTGACCTTGGAAGCATCCGGTTTGGAAGCAATGAACATTTCGATAGAAAATATACTCAGCTTTATGGTAATGGCCGATGGCTAAGATATTAGGCTTCGAATCGCTCTCCATCGCTTCTATCATTTTCTGAGGTTTGTAACTGATGGCATAAGCAGTGCCATCCCAGGGGTGTCTTAATTCGAGGGTACAATTCGGGGTAAGGTGTACAAGAGCGCAGTCTCTGCCAAGATATTGCATGTCAGATCTTTGATCCGCTATTGCTTTGCCGATGTCGTAACCAACATGTTTATACAGTGATGCGTCGTGGTTGCCCGTGATAAAGTGAGTCGTGATGCCTTCGATCTTAGGATAATTCTTAACAACATCATCTCTAAGATCGTCCGCCGATGTACAATATAATTCGTACTCGTGTCCAGGTCTCATTTTTACACCGTCCGTAATGTCTCCAGTATGATACACATCGGTGATACCAAGCCCTGCACAAATATTATAGAATCTCTTCAGATGAGTAATTTGAGCATACTTAGACCCAAGTTGCGTGTCCCCCATAAGTCCAAAACGAATAACTTGATTACCATCCCAGTGGAGATCATACTTTTTAGGCTCGACATTCTGGATAGCAATATGCTTCTCGTTTACCGGCTCATTATTTTTACAGTATTTTTGTATGTACTTTTGTACCTTGTTGTACATGGGTTTCATTCCGAACTCCGATTCTATAGCTCTGGCAACCTCGCAAGGTCTAAGACCAGCAGCTGCTAATTCGGCAGTTCTCTCTTGCCATGTTTTCATTTAATACCTTCTTTCTCATAATAGATTGGTTTATGTGAATATAAATTCACAGGTTCAGCAAGACATTCGTCGCATGGGTCATCGGCCTCTGCTTTTTTTGAATGCTTACAAGTCTTACAGTATTGATCAAAATATACTTCTTTATATGAATCGCTTTCCATTTTTACTTTCCTCCTTTTTATCCTTCTTATCGGATATTGCAACATCCAAGCATTGAAGAAATACCCATATGCCGAATACTATCCAATACCAGACCGTGATGTTTTCGACGCTGAGGCCGAGAATAACAAACAATGCCAGTTCGAGCATATATTAATCCTCCTTTCCAAGATTTACGAATGCAAATACGCGATCGCTCTTAGGCTCATCGAAGTTTGATACTAAATGGAAGTTCGTATGTAGCTTGTTTTGATAAATATAAAGAACAAGTTTTCCAGCTGCACGAGCAGTCATTACTTCTTCATAGCATCCAGCCCCTATAGCTCCATCCATGCTGCTGAATATAACGATGTCTGATTTGTTCATAGCATCTATACATTTTTTCATGATGCTTTCTTCGTCTAAGTCTTTAAACGAGTTACCGAAATCAGTAGCGGGATTGAATATCTTCGCGTGCGGGAAGAATCTCTTTATAAGATTGAGTTCATACTCTTCCGTTTTAGTTCCATATTTCCATTGATGGTGAGCATAATAAATAGTGGTTGCTGTTTCTTCTTTTGATGACATTTTTAAATGATTAAAAGTACATTTTTCAGCACATCCATCGCAATCACATTCCTCTCCATAAATTTCACACATGAAATAATCTGGTACATATACTTTTATCTTTCTATCAAAGAATCCAGGAAGTACCTTATAGCCATCGCATTTTTTCATAATTTATCTCCTCTCAATAAAAGAATAGAAGACCTTGTTCAGATCTCCTAAATTTAGAATTACTTTTTTACTAGTGGTCCTGTTATAGAAAACTCTACATCTTCAAAGTCATCAGAACCCAAGACAATATCTCCAGCCTTATACTTGCTTCGAACCTTATCCAGTGCATCGAAGCCGTCCTTAGCTTTTATACAAATCTCTTTTTCTAATGTTTCAGTAATAGTTACTATAAATTTTTCCATAGTTAATCACTCCTCTCATCATAGGAGCTGTTTTCGTCGCGAAGAAAAATAAGAGCCTAACCATTTCTGGCTAAGCTCCCATTCTTTAATTGGTGTTGTTCATGCTTACATATTTCTTCTCATTAACAACCATATCGTCCATAATCTCGTACACTCCGCCTTTGAAATATACCCGTGTTAAAATATAAACGGCTACACCAGCAACTGCGGCAGGTACAAGACCTACTTTCCAATCAGTTGATCCAATAAGTTTTTTAATATCTTTATTTCTCATGATTTACAACCCCTTTCATAAAGGAGCATGTTTAACTCGCGATTACCACTTAACCCAACGTGATTCATTGAACTGTTTTTTCTCGCTAAGAGCTTTACTTATCGCCAGGTCAATTCCGCTTCGGGTCTTGAGATGATAGTAATATAAGTCGGTGTAAGGAGTATTGAGCCTGTCGATTCGGCCGGCAGATTGAGCCACGACTTTATAGCTGTAATTTTGCGAATAAAAGACGATAGTATCAGTCTTGATACAGTTCCACCCTTCCGCTCCAGCCGTATACTGTACGAGATATACCCATGACTTTCCAGTAGGGATAGGTTGGTGAGCATGCCCGTTCCACTCTGCGATTTGCACATTTTCTCCATAATATAATCCTTTCAAAATATCAAGCTCGTAGTCGAAATTGTAGAACACGATCATCTTAGGATGCTTTTCGAATATCTCAACCAAGGCTACTTGCCTGGATTCATCAGAGTTCACAATACGTCTTAAGACATAACAAAGACCAGATGCTTGCTGAATCGGTTCGTCCTTAAACGGGTCCCAGCGAGTTTTCATAACATCTTTATACTTTGAAACATCATACCGTACGTACACGTCTTCATGATGCGGTACCGTTCTCCTTGAAAAATCCATGTCGATAAGAATTTGATTGCGCAATCGTATTAGCCGACCAGTATTGATATACCTATCAATCTTCGGGTACTTCGTAAAGCGAGAATATATGACATGTTCTCTGATGAAAGCAGTTTTGTTTTTATAAAAGCCGTTTGCTATAAACACGGGAATATATTGCTCCCAAGTATCTCCAGGGGTGGCTGATAATATAATCCAATTGTTTTGCTTAGTGATTTTATAAAACGCTTTTACCCAAGCGCCTTTACCAGTAACACGGTCCTCATCAAATATAAAGAAGGCATTGCTAACCCCAATATATTTTTTAATATTATTCCAGCTATCAATCACTACTTTGTTTTTGTAATGACTCGTCTTTGGATCTTTAGATATTAAGAAATACGTAAGCTCGTGCTCCCATTCAAGAGAATCGCGTTTCATAGCAGTTGTGACTATGTATAGATCTTTAGGTTTTTTCATTTGAATGTAGTCTGGGTTTATACTACCGCCTTGCTCTTTAAAGTAGTAATATAAGCCCGTTCTGCTTTTCCCCGAACCAACTCCGCCATTAAGTATGCAGCCATTACACATCTTATTGACTGCGTCCATTTGGTAGTCGTATAAGAATGGTTTAGACATTATCGATCATCTCAACTGAATCTTTCTATTTAATCCCAATTCAACTGTAAAATGAGGTTCAAAATATTCTACAAATAAATGTGTAGCGGGATGCTCTTTTATCGCTTTATGCTTATCGAGAAAATCATCAGCCTCTTCAAGCGATCTGAATATAGTTGTTCCTCTGTACATTCTAAGTATGTATTGCTTTTTTCTGTCCATAATTTTTCTCCTTTTAAATAGTTAATAAAAAGAGCCCGTCCGTAGACGAGCCCTAAAAAATACTTTTACTTCTTAGTTAGATATCTAATAAGAAGCCATACCAACCACAGTCCGCTAGTGAGCATGGTTAAGATAAAGTGAAATAATGTTCTAAGCATCAGAATTCTACCTTTCTTTTAATAGGAAACACCGACTGAGTGACTCTTCCGTCGTCATAGCAAGTTAACTCAACACGCTCATTTGTTTCAGGAATATCAAACAGCCATTGATTCATAGCAGGGTCATTCCAAAATTCTGCAGCGTCTTCGTATTGCACATAATGCTCTGTAAAACATGCAGCTAAGCGTCTTTGATACCACTTTTCAGTTCTCATCATCGCATCGCCATTTCAAGTTTGTTGGCGGGCATAAAGTGTATAATCTTCGCCCGTTAATAGCGCCACAACTTTCGATCAAGTTATTGTCTCGTAAGGCATTTAGACCAACAATTCCGATCATATGCATAATGTAATCATCATATAGAGCATCTGATCCTTGAAACTCGGCCCACATGATTCGATAATAGAAGCTTAGTTGATCACTCATAAAGCGTCACCTTCTTTTACCAATTTCACATCAGTAAGAACATAATCCCAGCTTGTTCCGAAATGTGTTACAGCCCATACATAAATATCAAGATTTTCATTGTAAAACACTAATTCGTCCGTAAACTCTTGCAAGAACTCATAACCATATTCGGAAATGATGTAATCTTGAAAGACCATTGTGTGGAATTCCCCATTAAAGGTCTCCCAATCTTCCATGGTCGCCGCTCTGACTGTATTATTTAGAATGCAATCTCCTAAAATATCAGCCAAAGCTTTATAATCCAAATATCCATGTTCGAGTCCATATTTAGACACTTCTACTCCAAAAGCTTTGTTACCATACAACTGAATACTGTTCTTTTCCATGATGATTCCCCCTTGGGACCTTGTATTGGTAAAACAAAAAGAGAAACAGGATCTAGATTTAAATCTAGCGCTCTACAATTGAGCTACCTGTCTCTCTTCCATAATATAGGCTGTTATTCCCGCGGATTATTAAACCCGTGACTCTTCTTCGTAGCTAGCGGCAAATCGATCAACTTCTTGAGTGACTTTAATCGACTGAAGATATGCCGTGCGTCCTTCTTTTCCATTTACCGACCAATAGTAAGGTCTTATGTCAAGATCGACGCTAATAATATCGACATCATCGAGACAAGAAACGCTCTCCTCGTCCAAGCGGTTCATGCGATTACCCGTAGCCAGATAGCAAGCAGGCCCACGATCGTTAAATTTGATCTTAACTGGAAGATACATAAACGGGTCGTCACCCTCTTCACGCGGAGGCTTAATTTTTACATTCCAGCCCTCAGCAATAAGAGCATCCGCCGTCTCTTGGTCTGGGATAATAACGACAAAATTGCGGTCGCCTTCCCTATTAAATTTAGTTCCTACTCCAGAAAAGTTTTTGTAAGTGATTCTCGCGTCATCAATTTGAAGAATGCCCCTAGGTGCAAAAGTAATGTGCATAATTTTAATCTCCTTTAAATATAATTTTTGAATGTAAAAGTAAAGAGCCCATGCTTTTATACATGAGCCCTTTGGTTGATTAGAGATTAGTTCTTCGTAGAACTCTTCTCATGTCCGGTCATTTTAAGGATATACTTAGCTGCCGTACTTAATACAGCAGAGCCAACTATATACCCAATTGCGAAACCGAACCCTTTTTTAATGTGTTCTTTCATAAGTATCATCTCCTTTTCATAATATAACATGCTTATTTAGCGAATTATTCGACCCATGGCGGTGAATCCGGAACGTATGGATCATCGGAAACAAACCATTCGAAATCGCCGTACTTACTGATTGTTTCGACAGCGTCATTGACGAGTTTGTCATAGTAAGATCTATCGATATCGTCCTCTTTATTAAGAGTTTTAACCATTTCAGATTCTAGCCAACGATACCCTTTAGCCCCAGTTGCTGAAGAATATTTAATATTTCCTTCTTTATCTTTACCTTCTCGAACGAGCTCTCCGCCATTACAGCCAAGCTTAATAGGACAGAATAAGCCAACCTTACCTATGAAAATATAATTATGTTCATCTTCCAGAAGACCTTCATTCATATCCAAATATAAAGCCGTACTTACCGATTTAGTCTCACACATGTCACCAAATTCGATAGGCTCTTTGCTAAAGAGTTTCTTGAATACATAGGGGATTTGGAATTGTGTACCAGTAGCGGTCCATTCGCCGGCATGTTTACCATCCTTATACTTGGCAATATAAACGGCATCATTAACCAGACACATGCGATCGTACGTAGCCTCATGCTCGAAAGTGTAGCCGTACATCTGGCCATAATCCATAACAAATTGAATGATTTCCGGAGTAGCATCAGGAATCTTAATAGAGTCCGTCTTAATATGCGCTACTTTGAAGCCTCTGCTTTGTACCTCATGTTTGAGATTTATCATGAACAAAGCTCCGCGTTTAGCTACAATATTGTCGATGTTCCTAGGATCTCTAAACGCATTCTCAAATGCTGCAGCGGTTAAACCATATACAGAGTTGATTACTATTTTCAGCGCCTGAGCGAGATCAGAAGCAGAACCTTCATCAGTTAAGTATTTAGCCAAAGTTCCCCCCAGTATTTTTCTAGCTTTATCGAAATCTTTATGCTTAATTGCTACTCGGGTGTCTTTAATCTCTTGGAACCGGCGAGTGTATTCTTTACCAAATAACTGCTCAGCTATTATTGAACTCGGATGCATAGATGCAACATCAAGCAAAGCAACATCGCCGTACATACCCGGTTCGGAATATACGTAGCCACCCTCTCCAACATCTTCTCCTCGATAAGTAGATTTGCCGTTATCGAATTTGTATCCTGGAAATACCGGTCGATTTTCTTTATCGAATAGAGTGTATTCCGGATCACCAAAATAACTGAATGCCGTTCCTTTTTCTGTTATGGTCATCGGATCTGCGCCGTTTGACAAATCACCCATGAAACGATAATTAAATTGGTCCTGCGGTTTACGATTGCTACCAAATATAATTCTCGTAGTTAATGAGTTGGTTGTGTCGTTAACCGTCATTCCAGCAACGTCCGCTAGAATTTGTCTAGCTAAGAAATCCGATTTCAGATGGTCAAATACTGCTTCAGTAGCTAATACGTCGTTATCGCAATACTCCGCGACCTTAGTCCACATTTCCTCAGGAACGGGCTGATCCCACGGTAAACCGAGTTCTTGGTGATGTATTCCGAGCTCAATCTCCCATTTCTTCAAGGACTGTTTCGTAGCAGCAAAATCATACACATCCGTATATGATAAATTGTACGCTTCTCCAAAGAAGGCATTTCTTTGACCGGCTATTATTTTTTGAGAAAGGTTATATAATTGCTCGTTATCATACCCCATCAACCTGGCGTATAAAATATGGTTATCATATCTACGACAGTTAAATCCTACGAGTCTGAATCGTACAAGATTTTCAATCTCCGTCGGACTGGGGTTAATCATTCTAACAACGGGCTTACCTCCCCCCGCAACCTTCCAGTTAACTAAGAAGAGATTCGGGAAAACTTCAATGTCGTAGAATATAAGTTCGGTGTTATTATCTTCTGTATTAATTGAAGGTTCGTCCGACTTGAAATGCGCACTATTTATGCGTTTAATACAGTAGTCGGCATTGTTCGTACTGCTAGCCGCAAACGCCAATATCGAATTTTTCATATCCGAAACATCGTATTTAGTTCCGCTAGCATAGGCGTCTTCCAAAATCTTATATATGAAATCAACCTCTGGTTTAGTTGCACCATGAATCTCTTTATTCAGACATTTTTTTATTGTTGTCCGAAGCCCTTTTTCATTAATTACAACTTCTTTATTCAGCATCTTTTCTCCTTTCAATGGTAGTCCAGAGCTGATAGTAGATATCGGCAAATCATTACATTTTGTAAGTTTCCGTCTAAGCGAACTTTTTCCTGAGAATACTTTTATCTCTATGTCATCAGCATATATCCGACTTAGTCTTGAAACGTCCCCCGTATAAATATAATGAAGATGCACTCCATTTCCACTCTTACTCAGCTCTGCATAAGTCGGAGGCCATTTGCTAGCCTCTTCAACATTTCTCTCGAATGATTTATTACCACTCTCATCTTTAAGGTCAAAATCAATGACAATATGATTTTCTGGAACCTTAACATAATGAAGCTCAGATGTTTTTATGTCTGATAGCTTAGTGGTAACTTCATCCCATGGTTTAGTTGGTGTTCCTTTTGATGTTGCGTATTGAGCCGGACAGTCCACGCATTCCGTATCAAATATTGATTTCGTAGAGTTGAAAGATATAAGCGGATGCACATTTGACTCCTTCTTTTCTTCTTTTTCGTCTTCGAATTTATCAGTTCTGAATCCGGTATAATAACTACGAATTCTAGAACCATCCTCCGATACAAATCTCTCTTGGAAATCCCGGAAGTAGTTTTTAAGCTCTTCTTTAAAATTTCTTTGAGAAAATGGGTACGACACCTTAGCCTCTTCACAATATGTCTTATACATCTCCCAGGCAGCTTTTAAAGTTGTTCCATCTTCTCTCTTGAATACGTGATATGAATCGATGACAAAGTTATAAAAGTCATTCGATGCGCCCAACATAGCTATAGGAATATAATCGTCGTACGCTCCAGGATCGCTTAAATATACTTCTTGGCAATGATGTGCAATGGCTCCAAGCTCGAACCCAACTTGCTTAACGGTGGTTTTGTATTCTCTAGCACTTAACTTATTGCCAGACGGAGACACATCTATAAGTCTTCGAATAAGACCCGATTTACCATCCGTAATCTTTACAGGCTTGTTCGTACCCATAAACAGAAAACATTTGAACCGACTTGCATATGTTGATTTAAATTTTTCGTTTACAGTCATCAATTCGTGAGAAACCAGACTGTTAAGCCTCGTATTATCCTCAATCTTCGATAAGTCGCCATCGTGCTGAATAGCAATTAGTGGATTTGTCTTGAATGCTTCCAAAGCAAATGAGTTGTTAGATGAGCCGAGAGCCTTAGCGTCAAACACTGAATAATATCCATCAAACAGCTGTTGTATAACGTTCAAGATCGTTGATTTACCTGTTCCCGCAGCACCATATAAAACCATGAACTTTTGTATCTTTTTAGAATCACCACTTACAATAGACCCTATGGCCCATTCTATTTTGCGCCTTTCCTCTTCCGTATATAAAGTAGATATCAACTTATCAAAAGCTGAATGGTCACCTTTTTCTAATGGGTATGGGAGACGCTTGCTAGCGTAATCTTTTTTGTTTACTTCTGAATTTGAAAATATCAACTTTTCATCAAGCATATGGAATGAATCACGCATCTGTTTTTGACAATATTTATGCCAGTTATCGATCATCCCAGATGCAGCGTCCCACATATAAAGAACTTTGAAATTATCGCCCCATTTGGACTTGTTCTTATTAACGTAGTCGGTAATCTCCTTGTCTATTAGCTGTAATGCATCTTGTTCGTCCGTAGACCACAATCCTTTTTCTTCGACCCATATTGCATAAAAATCGCTACCTCGAATCATCAGGTCAGAGCTCTTTTTTATAATGAATCTCGGATAAACTTCAGTCGCGCCACGCGCTACAATGCGTGTTGAAACCGTCAGAAAATCTAACATTATATTTACTCTCCTCCCTGTAAATTACGTTATTTCATCTAGATAGTAGCAAAGTTGATACCAGATTTCGACGTCTCGTAAATCGCGATTACAATGTCTAACCGTAAATAGCCCGCCTCTTCCGTCTGGCTCATATTCGCGGTTAAGAAACATTGATAATCTCTCTTTAACATATCTCCTATCGAATTGGCCATCGTGCATAGAGCCTAAACCGAGGTTAGTGATCATTTCCCAAAACCATTGACCGGTTCTGTCGCCTATAACAGGATCGTCCATTATACTTTCCTCGCATCTTATTGATAAAGCGATCATCATTTCCAAGACGCTGCAAGGGCCGTCTAGATACTCTGAAATATCACCTTTACCGGTTAAAAAAGAGAACCGAT